CTCTTTGCTACCACAGTTTTGTATTCTGTATATCCTTGTGAATGATAAAGTGTAGCCTGTGACTGGAACTGATCCAATGTATCAAGTGCCTGGATAAGACCTCTCTCAATATGGACTTCATAGAATGCAGTCCTTACTCCATCTGCTCTATCATTTGATAGAAAGTCCTTGAATGCTTTTGTCTGTTCAGGGATGTTGATAACACCATTGTTACCTTTCACTTTTGCGCTATATGTTTCCATTTTATTGTGTGTTTTTGTTATATTCAAATATAAGGAACTTTTTTGATTCTATCAAAGATTATTCCAATAATCTGCAACTTTTTCTGTTGCATTTTCTTTCCACACTTTTTCAACTTCAACTCTTTTTGCTTTGAGTTTTTTGTTATTCCAACCAATAGCATATTCCATATCATCATATGGATAAATCTCTGGGTGGATCATAGCAAACCATGCTTTGAAGTTTTCTCTGCTTATCTCACCCTGTCTTACACAGAATAAACCATGTTCATCAAACAACTTGTTGATACCATCAACTATCATTTGTTTGGTCAATCTATTTGAGAAGTGTTCAGAGTATAGACCTGGTTTTGGTATCAAATCAACTTCTGTATTTTTATACTTTGCTATTTGTTTCTGTAACTCAACATCTACTGGTTGTAACTCACAACAATAGAAATCACATAAGTAGTCAATATGTGTGTCTAATAAATAAACCTGTCTCATTTTCTCTGTCTTGCTCATAATATAAAGTTTTTAGGGTTTTTGTATATTCAAATATAAGGATTCTTTTCTAATGGACCAAATGATTACAACTTATTTTCAATATGGTTATTCCAGATAGAGTGTAGACCTTCCTCATATTCAAAAGTATTTGAGTATGATTTGTAGAGTCTATCCATATCTTTGATAAAGGATTTCACTTCTTTCTTATCAAGAAGTGAAATCAACTCATCAACTATCTCAGTAACTTTTTCTTTATCAGAAGTCCATTCAACACTAACAGGGAAGTTATAGGATACAGTGTAATATACACATTCAAAGTATTCTCTTGTTGTTTTATACATTTTCATAATGGAGAGTTTTTGTGTTTTTGTATATTCAAATATAAGGAACTTTTCTGATTCTACCAAACTTATTGTAAGTTTTCATCAACCCATTTGTCAAACTCCTCTTTATCTTTTTTAGAGTCTCTGAAAACCTCATCAATCTTTTTTTCTCTGTTTTCACTTATCAACCACTGGATTATCTCAACTGATAAACTGGTAATAACCTTATCATAAAGAAGTGGTTTCATTATGTGTTGGTTGTCATTGAAGTTATGCCAGAAATCTTTACTGAAACCACCATTGATATACTGTGAGTTTGTATCCTCATCATCTATTGTCATACAGACAACCTCATCAATCCAGTGTGTATTTGAACCATCACTGAACTTAGAAATCATTTCATCTATTCCAATACCAAGTTCAAACTCCTCAGTATCTAAGAATACTCTTTCTTTCATTGTTTCCAATGCCCTTACTGGTATGATGTCAGCAAAAACACCAATAACCTTTTCTAACTTGTTTTCCATATCATTTATTATTTATACAACAAATATACAAAAAATAACTATAAAAACTATAATATACACTAAAAAATAAAAAAAATATGGCAAGAACACAGAGAGATCCTAAAACAGATGAGGAACTGATTGAATGGATCAAGTCAAAAAAGACAATAAAAGAGTTGAGAATGGATAACTATGCTCACTATCAACAGTGTATCAAAAGAGGGTTGAAAGGATACTTTCCAGAAAAAATGACTTCACAGTTGAAATACACAGATGAGGAACTGATTGAGTGGATTGAATCATTTGATACTATTGGTGAAATGAGAAATGATAGTTACAACAAATATACTGTCTCAAAAAGAAGGAAACTCAACAAATACTTTCCAAAGAAAAGGACCAGGTGTGGCAACATTGCTGGTGTAGAAGCAGCAAAAGAACCAAAAGTGGTTAGAGAAAGGAAAATGAAACCTGTAAAGGAAACACCAGAACCTACACCAGTAGAGAAAGTAGAGAGAACAAAGAAAATGTATAAAGGAATGAATCTAAATGATGGAAACATTCTATGTGGTAGGTGTCTTGAAACAAAACCAAAGAGCAATAGCAGGTTGATATGCTATACCTGCCAGAAAGTTATTGCATCAAACACAACAAGAGGTATAGACACAAACAAGTTCAATGTAAAGGATTACTTTTGTCATACAAAGATTGTTGATGGTGGTAGAGAGTTCCATATAGATCTAAGGACTGATGAGAGAACACAGGAATACCTAACATTGATTGGTTATGGATTCATATTCAAAGAGGAGTATGATGTCTAAGAACAGACACTCTTGGTGAGTGTCTTTCCACTCAGAGTCTGGTATGTGGTGGGTAACAAAATATATTATTATTATTATTATTATTATTATATCATGATACTCTTATACACTTTGAAAAAAAACAAAAGGGGAAGTGTATAATATAATATATACAATATGTATAACTTACTTGGAAGTGAGTAACACACAAAAAACAATACACACATTATGAAAACAATCAAGATTGGAAAAGAGTTAGATTATATCCTCTCTCTACAAAAGAGGAAAGATGCCAAACATAGAATCATAAAGGTATATGATGCCCTCCTGTATAAAAATACAAAGTCAGATAAGAAAGGATACTTTCAATGTCCATCACTATACTTATATAAGGTCTCACCTAAATACTTCAAAGTTATTGACCTACTGAAAAAACACAAGATCATAGATTACTTATCATATAACTATGATGATAAAGATTTATTTGACATCAAAAGAAAAAAGTTCTACCACACAGAACAAGGAGTGTGTATGAGTTACAAGTTTCTTATTGACATAGAGAATGGTTATGACTATGAAATAACAACAGACTTCTCAAAACTATATGAAGGTGAGAAATGGTATTGGAAAACAAGATACTCATTGCTACAACTAAACTTTCCATCAGATGGTCTCCTGATAAAGAGAGATTCATTCAGTAGGAGACTACACACAAGCATAACTGGCAACATTGGTGATGGTGGATCTTACAAAGACCTACTATCTGGTGGTGAATACTGGTCTATTGATGCAAAGACCTGTCAACCAAGATTACTTTGGTTACACCTAAAAGAGATAGGACTACAAGATGATAAACTGAATGAGGTATTTGAGAATAACATTGACTTTTATGAATATGTAATGAAAAGAACACCATCAATAGGTGATAGAGATGATGCAAAGGAAGTATTTACATCCTGGATAAATGGAAATGGGTATATTGATTCTGAAAAAGCAACCATAAGAGACATATTCTCAACAGCAAATGAGTTCATAAAAAAATATAAAACAGACAACTATAAGAATGTTTGTAGGTTGTTACAATACAAAGAAGCAACCATATTCATAGATGACCTACTCAACAACATTGACTTGGAGTTCTGTCTTACAGTCCATGATTCTCTCATAGTAAAGAAAGAGGATGTAGAATATGCCCTAAACTTCTGTAAAGAAAAATACCCTGAAATGGTATTCATAGCCAAAGAAATAGCAAGGGACTAAACAAAATATAATATATAACTATAATAACTATAAAATAAAAAAAGAATATGGAATACAAGATTTATGCACTGAAAGATCCAACAGACAACCTGATAAAGTATGTTGGAGTATCTAAGAATGTTGACATTAGATACAAACAACACTATTACTCAAAAGATGTAAGAGACAACAACCTTTGGATTGCTGACCTCAAATCAAAGAACCTAAAACCAGAACTCATTATCCTTGAAACATTGGATTCTGATGACAGAAATGTTGCATTGAATAGAGAAAGATTCTACATTGACCAATATAAAGGAACTATTTGGAACATTGATGGAACTGGAAAGGAAAGAGGTAAGACAAAAAACAAATACACAACCATTTGCATTGATACAGAGATCAAATCAGAACTTGATAAGGTTATGATTGAAACAGGAAAGAAAATGACTTACAATGAGATTCTACAATACCTTATTGATTTCTACAATGAAGCAAATGAGGAGGATGACTTTGTCCAGAGAATGATGGATGGAGATATGATTGATGATGGACCAGAGACATTTGACTTCTAACCATAAACAATCCACACTTTCCTTTTTACACATTTAGAAGGAAATATATAAAAGAAAAAACAAACACACAATGAAAAAAGACATTATCAAAAAAGCAGAGATAAGAGAAAGAGATGTAGTTTCTTTCAACTTACAAAACCTGGGTATAACAGAAGTTATATTCTCAGAGATAGGTTCATTCTCACCTTGGGACCTGAAATACAAAAGAGATGGTGATTGGTTTGCATGTAATGTAAAGGTGTTTCAACACACCTCAGACAAACCATATGACTTTATGAAATGGAATAGTTCCTGGAAAACAAATCCTATTGAAGGACACCCAGTAAAGAGAACTGTTCTGGAAAGACTTATGACCATATCAATGACAGAAACATTCCAGGACTCACAGACTATCAAAATAGATGACAGCAATAGTTTTGAGGATACATTCACAAACTATTACAGACCAAGTATGTTATACTTATTCTCTGATGGTGTTGCATTAGAATGGATGATTGATGAACTACCAATCTCCTGGGATCCTGTGAATGTAGGATTCAAATCAAAACACTTTGTAGGTGCTTGGAATCCTAAAACACAAGAGGATTGGACACCAGTCTTACAACAGTTCTATGGTTTGAAACCAGAACTTGCTAACAGATATGAATGGAAAGAACCTACAAGACAACTGAAATCTTGGAGAAATGAGGATTGCCCTTCTTTCACCAAAAAACAAGAATACTTACAATCACTTACTGATCCAAAAATGAAATAATATGAATGTTAGACTACACAGAAAAGGAACTGGTTGATTATGATACCTACCTAAAAACAGTAAAAAAGAGAATACAAAAACTAAATACTCTAACTGACACATATGTTCTAATCTCACAGATTGACATTGAGAATGTAAAACAATCAAAGGATGATAAGGGAAAGTGGGAGTTCCTATACAAGATTGAAACAGGAACAAAGTTTGTAGATTATCAACAATCAATGGGTTTGATAAAATACACAGACTTCCATACTTGGAAAAAGGAAAAAACACAAAAAATCAGAGATCAAAAACTCAAACTTCTTGGAATATGACAATATAAATAATGTGAGAACATCTACTAATACTCACTTTATTCATTCTAAAACCTCTTGATAAACTTCAAGAGGTTTTTTTATATTTTGAAAAAAACATTATGAAAATAGAAACCATAATGGAGCAGTGGGAGGAATACATAATGGATAGAACATTACTCCTTGTGTCAAGTGTAGAGAATGAGGACTATGAGTTCTCACAGATTATGAAAGATGAGATTGACAAGAAAGTCAGTGATCTTGCCAAGTTACTACAAGATAACAAACTCACAACATTGGACCACCATTCAGTAGTTGAGCAACTCAATAAGAGGACTCACCTTCATATGAAAGAGTGGTATGATATACTGGAAGTTCCTGATGAAAAAAGAGCAAGTTTTTAGCAAGAGACATTATAGATAATAATATATACTTTATGTATAACAATGTAAAATGAGTGAGTTATTATAGATAAAAATATACTAAAATAAAAAAAATGAGAAAAAAAGACCCAAAATACAAAAAACAAGACCTAATCAACATTATTGTTGAAAAGAGTTGTAAGGGTGTTCTACAACCAGAGATAATAAACTGGTTGATGACAGAAGGTGAATGTAAGATTTCTTATTGTTATGACTTATTGAGAGAGTCTAAACCTATCATACAAGACACACTCAAAGACCTATCAAAAGATAGACTTGAAAAGACAATAGCAGACCTTGAACAAATGATGTGGGAAGCAAAGAAAGCAGGTGATAAGAAACTTGCGCTTGAAATCTACAAAGAGATAAACAAGATTACTGGTATGGGAACACAGAAAGTGGACATCACTACTGGTGGTGACAAAATAAACCAAATCTCAGTCATTAGATTGATTGAGATCAAAAATGAAAATGATAAAGATGAGAACATTGAAGGAGAAGTATAAGAACAAAAGGTTCTATGAAAATGGAGTAGAGTATGATTTCAGAAACATAACACCTGAGAAGTTAGAAAGAATGTATAACAACAACAAAAACCTAAGACACCTGTTTGTTGAACAAGAGGAGTTTGTTGAAGTTACACCTGAGGTTGTCCTGACACCTGAGCAGTTTGATACAATGGTCAAAGAAGTAGCAAAGAGACCAAGAAAAAAGAAGTAAGAGTATATGAGTAAGAAAGTAAAGTTGTTGAATGGTGATAACATTGAGTTATTGAAAACATTGCCAGAAAATAGTATTGATTCTATTGTGACTGATCCACCATATGGATTGTCATTTATGGGAAAGAAATGGGACTATGATGTTCCTTCTGTTGATTTCTGGAAAGAAGTGTATAGAGTCCTAAAACCAGGTGGTCATGTTCTTTCATTTGGTGGGACCAGAACATACCATAGAATGACTGTGAATATAGAGGATGCTGGGTTTGAGATAAGAGACCAGATAATGTGGTTGTATGGTTCAGGGTTTCCTAAGTCACACAACATATCAAAAGCAATAAACAAAAGTGAAGGTGTTGAGTTCTATACAAAACCAGCAGAAGGTGTTGGGTTTATGAATGCAGAAGGTGAAGGTGGGTATAATGTTACTATGAACCAAATGATACAATCAGGTGAGGACACTGAGAATGCTAATAAATGGAAGGGTTGGGGAACTGCGCTAAAACCAGCAAATGAACCAATCTGTGTAGCAAGAAAGCCATTGAGTGAAAAGACTATTGCTGAGAATGTCATAAAATGGGGAACTGGTGGAATCAACATAGATGGTTGTAAGATTGGTAGTGAAGTAAGAACAACACCAGTTGGTTCAAATGATGAGAGAGATGATGAAACACTATTTGGATTGAACTCAACTATACACCACAAAAGAGAGGAAACAACAGAAGGTAGATTTCCAGCAAACATTATATTAGATGAGGAAGCAGGTAGAGTGTTAGATGAACAGAGTGGTCCAACTTCACAAGGACATTGGTCAAAAGGAAAGACAAAAGGATTTGGTGAGTTTGGTGGTGGAAAGACAACATATGAAGGTGTTGGTCCAAAAGATAAGAATAAAGATAAAGGTGGTGCATCAAGATTCTTTTATTGTCCAAAAGTAAGTAAGAAGGAAAGAAATGCTGGTTGTGATGATTTGGAAGAAGTTCAAATGGATGAGAGTAGAAAAGAAGGAAATCCTGGTGGTGACAACCCAAGAAATAGAGGTGTCAATAAAGCAAAGAACAATCATCCAACAGTAAAACCTATTGACCTAATGGCATATCTATGTAGATTGATTACACCACCTAATGGTATTGTTCTTGATCCTTTTATGGGTTCAGGTTCAACAGGAATAGCAGCATTGAGAGAAGGGTTTAGATTCTGTGGAATGGAACAAGACAAAAACTATTTTGAGATAGCAGAAAAAAGAATACAATGGGGTGAGACAACTTACACTGAAACACACTAAGGTATTCACAAAAAACCTAAAAGGTCTTGGAGATCCAAACACCAGGTTTATAGTCAATCAAGGAGGGACCAGGTCAAGTAAGACCTACTCTCTTTGTCAGTTGATTATATTTTATTGTCTACAAAATGGGAACAAGGTTGTATCTGTTGTAAGAAAGTCATTTCCTTCATTGAGAGGTTCTGTAATGAAAGACTTTTTTGAGATAATGAATGACTTAGGACTCTACTCTGAAAGAAACCATAAGAAGGTTGAACACATATACACCTTTGATAATGGTTCAAGTGTAGAGTTCTTTTCATTGGATGATGCACAAAAAGTGAGAGGTAGAAAGAGAGATGTTCTTTGGGCTAATGAAGCAAATGAACTTACATTTGAGGACTACACTCAGTTGAATATGAGAACAACAGAAAAGTTATTCTTTGACTTCAACCCTTCTGATGATGAACACTGGCTATATCCTATCATAGACAAACCAGATTGTCTGTTTATACACTCAACATACAAAGACAATACATTCTTGCCAGAATCACTGGTAAAAGAGATTGAGGATCTTATTCAAGTGGATCAAGACTACTACAACATTTATGCTCTTGGACTACCTTCTAAATCAACACATACTATTTACAACCACCAGAAACCTTATTTAGAGGAACTACCAAGATATGATGATGTCATACTTGGACTTGACTTTGGTTTCAAACACTCAACAGCGCTCATTATGTGCCAGTTCAGAGAGGATGTGTGTTATGTGAAAGAACTGATTTATGAGACACACCTTACAAGTGAGGACCTTGTTGATAAGATGAATAAGGTATTCACAGAGAATAGCCTTAGAAAGAGTCAGTTGGTTGTAGCAGATTATGCCAGACCTGAAATGATTGAGGAGTTGAATAGAAATGGATTCAATGTCCAGAATGCAATAAAGAATGTGAGTGAAGGTATAGATGCTGTAAAGACATACAAACTATACTACAAACAAGACAATCTCAATATAGCAAAAGAGTTCAAAAACTACAAATGGAAAAGTCAAGGAGATAGATTGTTAGATGAACCTATCAAAATGTTTGATGATGCAATGGATGCTATGAGATATGCAATACTTTATCACAAAAAAAATAAGAGAAGCACAGGAGGGTATGACTTTGTGACCTTCTGACAAAGAGTAGAATGAGTAAGAAAGAGTATAAAGAGGTGATAGACACATTCATCACAATGAGATGGGATTTTCTAAATGAGTGTTCAACAAACATCACCAAAAGCAAAAAGATTGATAGTGGAGATTTATTGAGTGAAATGGTCATATTCCTTTATGAGAATCAAGACAAGATTGAACCTTATCTTGATTTGAAAATGTTAGAAGGATTCTCAGTGAGTTGGATGAAACTGCAAGCACAGCACAAGACAACACCCTTCAACAGAAAATATAAGACCAACAACAATGAGAGTATTGACATACCTGATACAGAAGCAGAAGGTGTTGATATAACAGAGGAGGAGTATATCAGAGATTTGAGAACACACTATACAGATGAACAGATTGGAAAGATAATGAAAATACATGACATATACCCCACACTTGACAATGTGAATAGGTTATTGTTTGATGCTTATTTTATTGAGGATTTGAGTTATGACAAGATAAGAGAGAAATACACATTTTTCAGAACAAAGGGTGGTAAGAAAGTCTATTACAAATCAAAAAAGTCAATCTATAACCTAATGTTAGGTCTAAAAAGTGAAATATGGAAAAAGTTATGATGGTAATGATGATAGTATTTTGGTCCTGTGTAGGTGTTCTCCTACAATGTGCTGAACCAATCATTTGGATAAAGAGAGATATGGGTTATAGAGAGGAGGAGTATGACCAAATGACAAAGAGAAAGAGGATTGGACACAGGTTGCTATATTGTGCTATGTGTCTTACATTCTGGGTTGTTCTGATTAGCACATTTGATCCAGTAACAGCAGTAATAAGTTCAGTAGGAGCAGACATCCTACATAAAATAGTTCTAAGATTATGACAGATAATGACAAACAACTCAATCAGTTGATGATTGAACTGGAAGGTAAGGATAAGATCCTTGACCACCAAACAAGATTGCTATTCAATCTAAACAATACTTACTTTCCAGACCTTGTTGAATGGACTGTGAGTTGTCCTGCTTGTAGAACAAGAGTATATAACAGGATGAAAAAGCATTGGGAGGATAATATAAAAACAAACATTAGATAAAATATATTTTGAGTATGAAAAGTTGGAAAGATATAACACTTAGAAAAGCACAGAAACTTGAATCATTGCCAAAAGGATTAGACACACTTGATCTTATCATAAACCAGTTCAGTATTCTAAAAGATATGGAGATAAATGAGGTTGAAAGATTCACACCTAATGAGTTGGTTGAAAAGGCAAATGAGTTAGAGTTCCTAAAAGAACTTCCACTTCCAAAGAAGGTAGATAAAGTCAAAGTCAATGGCAGAAAATACAAGTTGATTGATTTTACAAAGATGTCTCTTGGTCAAATGGTTGATATAGAGGAATACTACAATGAAGGTCTTGTTGACAATGCTCACAGGATTCTTTCAGTTATGTTCTTACCAACTGAAAGAAAGTTTCCATATCTAAAAGAAACTACCATACCATATGAACCTGATGAGGTCAGAGAGAATGATATGTTAGATTGTGATATGGAGACCATTTGGGGAACACTACTTTTTTTTTATCTTGGAGAAATGAAATACACCAAAGATTTGCTGGGTTATTTAGAGGGAACAGTCCAGATGAGGAAGGAGGAACTGAACCAGTTGAAGGAGATGGTAAAAGAAAATCAATAGAGGAACTAAGAGCAGAAGCAGAACAAGATGCTCTTGAAAAGTGGGCTTGGATTGGATTGATATACAGACTCTGTGAAGGTGATATAACAAAGACAGACACAGTTGTGGCAAAACCTTTTATGGAATGTCTTATCTGGATGTCATATGAGAAAGAGGTTCTAAAAAAATAAAGAAATAAAATGAGTTATACTTACAATCAGATTCTAAAAAAGTTAGAGAACATATCATTATCAAATCCTTTTGTAAAGAGATTTGGTTCTGGTGAGATACAACAACTTGATACAGATGCACCAAATGAGACAGACTACCCTTATGTATGGGTTGTTCCACAAAGTGTTTCTATTGGTGAGAATACACTGAACTATAAGTTTAGAGTAATGGTCTTTGATCAGGATGATACTGATGACCACAACCAACAAGAGATACTATCAGATACACTGAGAACACTTATTGATATAATCAAAACATTCAGATATGACACTGGTCAAGACTACAACTTAGGTGATGTCTTACCAGAAGCATTTCCATTCACACATAGAATAGTTGATTATGTTGTTGGTTGGTATTCTGATTTAGAGATAATAACAGAACTTGATAATAGTCCTTGTGACATACCAGAGGAATAGAGATTATGGCAGATGATAAGGTATTAGGAGCACTTACTGGAATAGCAGTAGACATAACAAAAGAAATGAAGTCAATCATAAGGTTGAATGGTGCTTTTGCATCAGGTAGGTTATATGATTCTGTCAAATACAAAGTCTATAAAGATAGAGAGGAGACATATCATATGGAGTTTGATTATGTGTATTATGGTCTGTGGGTGAACTATGGTAGGAAACCTTCCAACAAAATGCCACCTCTGAATGACATTAGAGAATGGTGTAGACTCAAAGGTATTCCTGAGGAAGCAGCATTTCCTATTGCTAAAAAGATAAAAGAGTTTGGGTTCAAAGGTATAAACTTTACAAAACCTTTTGAGACAGATGTAGAAGTAGTAAAACAGATAATGAGTGAAATGGGTCAAAAGTTTGCTGATGACTTTGTTGAACAAACATTGAGAGATGTAAAATACTTTGATAAAAGTTATAGAACAAAAAAATAAAAAGAAATATGGCAGTTACAATACTTTCAAAACCTTACATAGGACAATCTTACAACATTGTTGCTGTGTATAATGGAATACCATTTGTCCTTGATTCAACATTGAAGACTTTGGGAAACTTCAAATACATTTGTGGAATCTATCTAAACAATATAAAGATAACAGAACTTAGACACAATGCAGACATTGTAAACAACAAAAAAGGTGTCTTTGATATAGGTAGGGTTATTGAAAACTACTTAGCATCAAATAAAAACATATTCCAAAACTATGCTTCATATGATGGAGACAAGACTGTAAAGAGATTTCATGTTCAGTTTGGTGAGGAGTATTCAAGGGTTTTTTCTATTGTTGATTCAGTCAGTGATGTTGGACAACTTAGAATAGATGGGAACTGGAACCCACCAAACAACTTTGATGTTGTATTCATATCAGGTGCAAGTATAGCAGGATATAATGGTTGGAAAAAACTTGCTACTCAGTTTGGACTAAATAGTGCCAGATTGATTCAACCTTGGCTTGGTAAACTCAATACAGATGCTGTTGTTATACCAGGAAGCAGGATCTATCAGTTCAAATCTATTGTTATCAATGGAAAAACATATCTACAATGTTTTCTATACAAATCACCACTTGGTTTTTCAGGATTTCCTTACAAAAGAGGTGATAGAGTTCTTATTGCTCCTGCTACTGGATTGAATACATTCTACAACAATAGTGAATGGTCAATCATAACTGATCCACAGCCAGATACTCTTGGTGGTAGTCCAAACTATGTTTCATTTGTGATTGATGCTCCTTACAAATACCCTATTGCATCAACTGTGTTTTCATATACTATTTCAAGAGATAACATTGTCCATCAAAATCAAATCTCAACCTTTGATGATAAGTCAATGGCATGGAATGGAACAAGACAATGGGACCAGACTTGGTTGAAGTTCAATGGACTGAAACCACAGGTGAACTCAACTTGGGAACAAAACTTTCATTGGTTACAATCAGCACCTGATAACTTTTTCAAAACATTCTCAGACAAACCAACAAAGACAGAACTTGTAAGGTGGAATGATACTTATCAAATACAATCATTTGGTGGATTGCTAAACTCAACAGGAACTGGTGTTGATAAAACTGAGACACATTATAGATTAGAGACTTGGTCAAGTGATACAAACACTGATACAGGAACAATAGCAGGTCAAGCAGGTGTTGCTTTTTCTGGGTCTTGTCTTGTGTTCCAAAAGAACTCAAACATATCAAGTAGATATGGTGTTGGTGACTATGTGACTGTGTCAAAAACTACATTTCCTACTTACACTGTAACAGGTAGAATAGTTTCTGTTGTCTATACAGCACCTACAACATACATATTCACAGACATACCTTATACTCTTGGTGGAACAGGAACAATCACATCAACAACAAGAGTTAGATACTATGACATTTTATTACAATCACTTTCACAGGTGATTCCTTGTGGTCCTTTCAACTTACTTGGTTATAGTGAAATCAATGGAAAGGTATGCTACAAATACTTTCTTTATCCAATAAAACCTACTACTGGAATATACTACACACCTTCTGGTGGTGTGACACCAGGAACTATTGACAACAATGGTGTGAACTCACCAGGAACAAGACCAAGAGTTGGTGAGAAGTGGGAGTTTACAATAGACACTTCTTGTTATGGGACACCTGAATATAAACTTATGTGGTTGAATAAAATGGGTGGTTATGATTTCTACAAGTTCAAGTTGAGAACTGATTCTACATTCAACATTGATAAAAGTCAGTTTGATAGAAAACTTGATAGGATACAATCATCAAACTACTATGGTCATAAATCAGATGAAAGGGGTAGATCAACCTATAATGTTGATTCAAGAGAAACTCTTTCTGTAAATAGTGATTGGTTGACACAGGATGAGATTGATTGGTTGTTCAACATCTATGAGAGTCCTGATGTGTATATTGTGGTTGATAGAAATCCAAAGACTGGTGTTTCTATTACAGAACCTTATGTAATACCTGTAAGTGTAGTTGCTGAGGAGGTTGTAAGACCAAACAAAAAATGGAGAGGTGATAAGGGTTCTCTATACCAATACAAACTTGATTTGGAAATGGCAACAGGTAGAGTTATACAAAGAGGAACAGGTGATGTCTTGAATATAACATTCAAGTCTCTGTATGAATAATAATATATTATATTATATATCATGTTACTCTTATACACTTCCAATAAAAAATAAAACTGAATATGAATAATGTATCAATAAATGTAATAAGTGATAGTGGTGCCCAAATAGGCATTCTTGATGTTCAAGATGCTGATATGAACATTGTATATCAACTATCAGATGTAAGAGAACCAGATAAGAGAAATGCTAACTATGTTAGAAAGTTCAAACTACCTGGAACAAAGAACAACAATGCCATTTTTACCTCTATGTTTGAGAATGGTTATACTATATCTGATACAGATCCTTCATTTTCTCAAATACAGATGACCTACAATCCTAACTTGAAGTTGAATGCCCAGGTGACACTGAACAACAACATATTCTTTGAAGGATCATTACAACTAAATAAGGTTCTGAAAAAGGACAACAAGTTGATAGGTTATGAAGTGACTATCTATGGAACACTTGGTGATTTCTTTGGAGACATTGGTGATGCCAGTATGACACAACTTGACATATCTGAATACAACCACTATCTTACAAGAGACAACATTGTTTATTCTTGGAACACAAATACAGATGAATCAAACTTTGCTAAGACTATTGTTGAAAAATACCCAAGTGGATACTCCTCAAACAAAAACTTTGGTGACAGGATATGGAAATATGGATCACTACAATACAACACTATTGGTGATGGTTATGTTTATCCACTTTTCTATACAGGTGGTGCTGACTTGAATACTATTATCTCATCAGAGAAATGGCAACCAGCAACTTATGTCTATACACTACTAAAAAAGGTATTTGATAAATGGGGTTGGAAATGGAAATCAGAGTTCTTTGAAAGTGAATACTTCAAAAGACTTATTATACCTTGTTCAAAGGATTCATTGCAGATTACAGAGGAACAGAAAGAAAAGACAGAGTTTCTTGCCAATGTTGGTATAAAGAATCCAACTGGAACTGGTGTGAATAAAGCACAAAGACTTACACAACAAAACTCATCTGTTGCTAACACTGTGACATCAGGAAACATTGTCTTTGACTATGATACAACCTCACCAGCACAACCACAAGTAAGAGATGAGGGTGGAACATACAACACAACAACTGGTGTCTGGACATCACCTAAAAATGGTCAGTTCACAATACAAGCAAGATTGAAAGCAACTATTGAGTTTCAAGCAGCACCTGTTGGTGGATATGCCATTGTTGGACCAGATGTCACTTTCAAAGCAAAGATAATCAATAACAAAACAAAAGCAGTTCTTGCTGAGAAATCAGGTAAGTTCTTATTCACCACAACAGTGAAAGCATCAGGATACTATTATCAACAAGTTCCTATCACTGTTGATTATACAGGATTCATATCAACAGGAACAGAGATAAGTGTTATTTTTGAGAATACAATACCTCCTGGACAATATGCTGCTAAAACTATAACACTTACATCAGGACAAGCATTTGGCTGTAACATTTATACCTATTGTGTTGGTGCTATTGATGATTCATCAAACTTTTCAGCAACATTGAATGACAAGCAACTTCAAGACAATGATTATGTGAATATGAATATGACTCTACCAGATATGGGTGTATCTGAGTTCATATTAGGTATCAATAAAATGTTCAACCTATACTGGCAAAAGACTGGAAATGATAAAGAGTTCTACATTGAACCAAAAGATAGATTCTATAAGGTCACTGATGATGACATACTTGATTTTACAGGTTATGCAGACAACAAAGATAATATAATCATTGAACCAATGTATGATCTTACAGCAAACAAGATTGACTTGACATACAAATCAGACAATGACTATTTGAATGATGACTATGAAAACAACAATGAAGGTATTTATGGTCATAAAAAGGTGTATATTGAAAATGACTTTCACACTGAGGTGATGAAAGTTGAGACTACATTCTCACCATCACCACTATACTCACCACCTTTCAACCCAGGAATCATATTGACTGCATTCATACAGAAAGATGGAACAAAGTTCAAAAGAGTTGCTGTCAAACCAAGAATACTTATTTGGGGTGGTATGCTACCTTACACAGGAACAGACATTGAAATACAAGATGCTTTTGGAACTTCTGGAAAGAAAACATACATAATGAAACAATATGGACCTGACAAGCAGTTATATCCATATGCTGGTCACCTTGACAACCCATATACACCAAATGAGGATCTTGACTATGGTGTTCCTGAACAGACATATTTTACTATTCAAAGTTACACTAACAATAACCTATACAATAAGTATTGGAGGTCTCACATAAATGAAATCATTGATCCAAACCAACACTTATTGACTTTCACAGGTCCAATACCAAGTGAGGTAATGAGAAACCTTGATTTGAGGTGGGTTATTCAGTTTGAGAATGTCTATTATAGAATCAATAAGATTACATACAATCCAATCACAGAACTTGCTGAGGTTGAACTATTCAAACTGAAAGAATACATTGCATTCTCACCAAAGTCATCACCAGCAGGATTTCTTGTTGTGAGTCCAGGTGGAACAACACCAGGAACAGGACCAGTTCCAAATACTATTGGAACTACCATTTGGGATGATCCTTGGGATACAGGTTGGGGTGTTAGACCTTGGGAAGGTGGTGTGATTGATGATTGGTTGGGTAGTGGTAGACCTTGGACAATAGGTGGTAGCAGACCTCAGTTTCAACCTGTTACTGGTTATTCACCTTGGAGACCATCAACAGGAACTACTGTGATAGGATCATCAGCACCAAAACAACCATGGACAACTACAAAAGTTGGAACAAACACATTCTCAGATACAGGATATGTTGCTGTTCAAGGTGAGTGGAATATAGTTTCACCTTCATCTAAATATGTGAGTGTGAATGGTTCATATAACAACATTACTGCTGATGTCACAAATGCCTCAGTTGTTGGTAACTACAATACAATACTACCAGGTCTTACAAACATAAACATTGTTGGTGACAACATAGTTGCTAAAAAGTCAAACACTGCTTATATCAATGGTGTTGAGATTGATTCTGGTGGTGTCACAACAACAGCAAGAACAAACAGAATCATGTCTCCTCAAAACCTTAGAGGTGGTGTGATGATTGGTGGAAAGAACTCTGTTGGTGATTTTACAACTGGAAAAACAAAAGGTGTTGTATCTGGAAATGGACAAACTAATATACAACCATCTAATACAAATATAGGTCCAGTAACACCACCTTGGCAGTTTTTGATAAACCAGGCATAGAAAAACAAATGGTGTATAAAATATATTTTATGAAAACTAATACAGGAAATGAGTTGTGAAAATGAAAATGTAGAGTATTGGAGATTGGTTCAGAAGTATTCAACAATCTCTGGTGTTGCTCCAACTATACCTCCATCACAGGATCATAGTGATGGAACCTGGTCAGATACAGACCTTTATATAGGAGAGTTCTTTATGAATGTCTCTGATAACCTTTTATGGTATAGAACAATAGATGGAATACACCTTGTGACTGGTGCAACTGGTGCTTCTGGTTCATTTGTTGGTGATTATGTTCCAACAAGTGGTGGAACTTATTCAGGAGGTGTATTTGCTCCTACATTCTCATCAAACACAATCACATCAGCACTGATTACAGCATCAGCATTCAATGGTCAAATCTTTGGATCAAGTGGTTCAGTGTTTTATGGTGATGGTTCAAACCTTACTGGTATTGTTGTTGGTTGGAATGGTGGAACTGTTTCAAACCCAGTTGGTTTTGTAAATAATGTTTCTTTTGAGAATCCTATTGTAATAAATGGTCCTATCTCAACTGTAAATAGTTGTGTTGATTTTCAATCAGACATTTGTGTGAGTGGTGGTGTTTCAGCATCATACTTTGTTGGTGATGGTTCTGGTCTTACTGGAATAGTAGCAACTTACTCAGATACTTATACAACAGATGCTTACCTACAAGGTAGTTCAATCTATTTTGATAGGACTAATGGTGGAACAGCATCATACTTTGTTGATCTAACACCTATATTATCAACATATTCAATACTTACTACAAACTGGGATCCTAGCACAAGTGAGTTTCAGATAACTACAAATGGTGGTGATACTTTCACTGAGACTATCAATGAGTTTGCCAGTTTGAATGTTCTATCAAGTGTGACAGCAAATGATTTCTATGGAACATTTCATGGAACATTTTCAAATGACATATACACAACATCAGCAACTCTTTATGGAACTGATGCTGTCTTTATGAGAACTGATGGTGGTTCTTACTCATTAGACTTATCAACATTATCAGGTGGTGGTTCTGGTTCAGTTGGTCCAACTGGTGCAACAGGAGCAACAGGTGCTGATGGATATAGAGCAGTTATGAATCTGTCATATACTGGTTCCTCTTTGACATTAGGATTAGGAACAATCACATTACCTATTGGTGTTCCAATAAACAACTTAGGTTGGCAACAAGGAACAAGAGTTAGAGTTTTCAATGATGCAACTCATTATATGGAAGGTCAAATAACTTCTGTTATTTCTAACCCACAGACTACTGGCATAAATGTGAATATAGACTATGTTGTTGGTTCAGGTTCTTTTGGTGTTTGGTATGTTGGCATTGCAGGTGATGTTGGATCATCAGGTGTTGCTTCACAATCATTATCACAGACACTTGCTATTGGTAATACAGCAGGTAATAGCAACATTATATTCAACAACTCATATGGTTTAGAAAACTCAACTGGTGAAGCAGACATCAAAATGGATGCTTTTCAAATAGATGCTATACACAGAAAATATACAACAGCAACAGATTGGAAAAGAGGTTTGTTTTTAGGTAGTGGTCATAATGGTGTTGCTGCTATAACAGGTGATGATTGGAATGTAACAAGTGACTTATATAGAGCAGGTTCTGTTGAGGCAACTAACACATATTCAAAAATGTTCTATCAAGAGACTGTCTTATCAACTAATAATACTTATCAAACTTCTTTATTTACTTACAAAGATAGTATTTTGGTCAATAGTTCCTACAACACATCCACAGCAAACTCAAACTTTGCTGGTATTCAATATAACTTTGACCATTCAGCAAACTTCACAAATAGATCACTTGTTGATAAAGAATATGTTGATAATGCTGTTGCTGGTGGTGGTGGTGGAGGTCTTACTTGGTCTGGAAATGCTGGTTATCTATCTTTTTTTGATGGTGCTAATAGTCTTGCATCTAATGACATATACTATGATGGTAGATATACAATAGGACATGGTATTGGTTGGGACTATGATAGTTATTCAAAGTTTGGTGTTTATGACCCATCCTCAGCAGGTCCTGCTATCACAGCAGAAAGTAGTCAGTTTGGTGGAACATTCATTGCAAGAGGTTCTAATACTGGTCAAAACATTGGATTACAGGCATATGCACAGAAATCTACTATCAGTGGAAATCTAGCCTTGTATGGTAGAGCAGATGGGACACAATCAAATAATATGGCTGCATATTTTGTGGCAGAAGGTGGAACACTTTACCCAGGTTACACAGGTTATGATAACTTAGGTGTTGACATATATGTAGATAGTCAAAATAGTGTATCACCAAATGGTGTGACAAACTCTGGTATAAGAATAGGTGTTTATGGTAGAGTTGGTGACAACAACTATATTGCTCAGTTGAGAGATGGATCAGAGGGTGTTGGTAAGGTTCTTACTTGTATAACTGCTGATGGTATTGCAACTTGGCAAACACCAACTGGTGGTGGAGGTGGAGGAACTTTCTCTGGTGGAACAGTCTCAAATGCTACCACATTCCAATCAAATGTAACATTCCAAGCAAATGTTATTGATGAGAATGGAACAAGTGTTGACTTCACAAACATTTTGAATATGACCAACTTGGCACTAATGTATAATACATAAAAAATAAAATAAAATAAAATATGGCTACAACTTTGAACTTTACAAGTGCTCCTTTTACAAGAGTGACTCAGTTCTCACCAGCAGATACAACTGTTGCAAAAGATATATTACCAGCAAATGCTACAAAAGACAGAAGGGTTTATGGTATCACAGTATGGACTGATGAGTCTGCTGCAAAAGATGTTGCACTTCACATTTCAGATGGAACAACTACTTGGGAACTAACAACTGTTTCTATTCCTTTGAATGCTGGTAACACAAATGCTATTGTTCCAGTAGATATGTTTGCTTCAACACAGGTATCACCATTCATCAAAAACAGAGATGCTTCTGGGGCACCATACTTACACATACCAGCAACTTGGTCTTTGAAACTTGCTTACAATGCAACAATGACTGCTGCTAAAACAGCAAACTTTGTAATAATAGGAGAGATTTACTAATGAGAAGGGGATTAGAACAGGGATATGCTAATGGTGCCTTATCAGGTGTGATGAGTGGGCTTGGTAGTGGGTTACAATCATCTAATGTGATGACCAATAGATTGAACTCATTGAATCCTTCATCTATTACAGAACCAAAACTAAAACCTGTTTTCTATATCAATGGTGATAATGTGGCGCTTACTGGTGGATCTGTTCAGATTGCATATAATCTAATCAATGATACACCTGGTCAATACTTTCCTAAGATAGAGAATATATTTGACCAAACAGCAGGTGGAACATACAGACCACCATTGGTTGTAAATGGTTTGAATGGTAAAAACTTTATCAACTTTGCTGATACATCAAACAGATACTTATCATCATCAACTACAATAGGAACATATATGTATGCTTCAACAACACCAGCAGTGAGTGCAACTGGAATGACTTATATGTTTGTGATAAAAAGAAAACAAGGTGGAACATATACAATACTTGATGGTAGAGATAGTTCAACATTACCAACAACTGGTGATTTGTTACTGGAAGTAGATGCCTCAGGTAGAATAGTATTCACATATTGTGGTGGAAACTCTGGAACAGTTTCAACTATGACAGGAACTGCTGGTGTGAATCTACTAAATGATTGGTCAATACTTACTATAAAATGTCAGTTGAGAACAGATGGTGGTGGTATACCAAGTGATACAGATACACCACTTGGTAGTCCAAAAACAACAAGATTTTTGAAACCTATTGATAATAGAACTGGTAATATATCATCTGCTATTGATATATTTGTTGATGGTGTAGAACAACCAAAGACAATCTCAGGAACATTTCTACAAGCAGATTGGTATAATGACCTTTCTTATAGAATGTTAGATAGAGACATTTGGATTGGAAATAAAGGTTCTGTATTTGCAACAGGTGGAACACAAATAGCATCAGCACTTATGATACCTGCTTACATAAGCAAAGCATACCAACAAAGATTAGAAAACTATTTCAGATGGTATTACTCATTACCATTCTAAAAAAAGAAAATGAATATGTATATACTGAAACCAGAATATGAAGGAACTATTATGGAAATCATCAGAGATGAAATGAAAATAGTTTTTGATACAACATTAGAACCAAGTTCAACATACCCACATTTCTATGATATGGGTTTCACTTGGTGTTTTGACAAAATATAATGAAATGAAATGAGTGTAGTCCTAAGAAATGATGACCATAAATACTTCCTTGATTGGAACAAAGTAACAAATGAACTCCAACTTACAGAGTGGGACTATGTTCATGTTGGTAATAAGTCTGTTCTACAACTCTCTGCTACCTATTCTGTTGGAATGGGTATATCTGGTTCACCAATATATGGATCTTGGTATGATACTACAAACCAAACAACAACTGCTAATACACCAACACCAATGTATTGTAATAGTGGTTCTGGTAATGGAATAACAAAAGTATATGACTCTAACTTTGAGGTTGATTATGCAGGAACTTACAACATTCAGTTCTCAGTTCAGTTAGACCAAACATCAGGTGCTGGTCATCATATCTTTATATGGTTTAGAAAGAATGGTGTTGATATACCTTATTCTGCATCAGAGGTTGCTATACAAGGAACATTAGCAGAAAGTATTCCTTCTTGGAACTTTATTGTTGATATGGAACCTGGTGATTATATAAACATAATGTATTCTGTAACTAATACAAATGTTTATTTGAAAGCAGTTGCTCCAAACTCTATTCCAGGCATACCTTCTGTTATCATAACAATGTGGAAACTATAAAAACAATCCACCCATAAAATATATTTTATGAAAAGAATATAGAGAATGGCAGAAAACATAAACATAAAGGTTCTCATAGATGCTGCTGAGAGTGCTAAAACCATTCAGGAGACAAAGAAAGCACTTAGAGATCTAAGATCAGCAGCATTACAAGTTGAGGAGGGATCACAAGCATTCAATGACATAACAACAGCAGCAGGTCAGTTACAAGACAAGATTGGTGACTTAGCAGCAACTACAAAATACCTTGGTGATGATTTGAAAAACCTAAAAGGATTCACATCAATAGCACAGGGTATAGCAGGTGGTTTTGCTATTGCTCAGGGAGCAGCACAACTATTTGGAGTTGAGAATGGTAAGGTTGAGGAAAGTATAATGAAACTTCAAACTGCTATGTCTTTATTGCAAGGTGTTCAAGCAGTTGGTGAGGTTCTACAAAAAGAAAGTGCTGCTACTTTATTCATACAGAATGGTTTGAGAAAGGCTGCTATTGCTTTGGCTGGGGAACAAGCAGTTGCCAATGCAGCAGTAGCAGTTTCAACAGGAACAGCAACTTTGGCTCAGAGAGCACTAAATGCTGCTATGAATGCTAACCCAATACTTGCTTTGGTTGGACTCTTAGCAACTGCTGCTACTGCTTTATTTTTATTTTCAAAAGATACTGAAAAGGCAACAAAAGCAGAGGAGGAAGCAAAGAAAGCATCAGAGGAAAGAACAAAAGCACTTGAAGCAGAGTCTGCTGCTTATGAGAGTTTTATTGGTAAGGAAGCAGCAGGTTATCAAACACTTGCAGCACAACTTTCAGCAACAAATCCTAAATCACAAGAAAGACTTGACCTGATAAAACAGATCAATGATACTTATGGAACTACATTGAAAAATATGTCAGATGAAAATGAGTTTCAAAAACAAATAACAGCATCTATATCAGAATACATTTCATTCTTGAAACAAAAGTATGCCCTTCAATCTCAACAAAAAGCAATAGAAACTGCTCTTGGAAAACAAGCAACTCTTGAAAAACAGATTCTGGACTTAGAAATACAAAGAGGTGTTGCTCAAACTCAGTTGAATGCCAAAAAACTTGGTGTTTATAGAGACATCAACATTGAACAAACACCTGAGTGGAAACAAGTTCAAGCAACACAAAAACTTATTGATGAGAAAAAAAATCAAATCAAAGCAGAGGAAGGTGTTGTAAGTAGTGCTATACAAAACTCTGTAAAACTATCACAACAGATAAAAGCATCTGGATTGAGGACATCTACTGAGAGAGTTGAGAATGAGAAAAAGACAAATGATAAAGTCATAAAAGAACACAAAGACTTTGTTGCTGACTACTCAAAACTTGATGAAACAATAGTAAATAATACTGAGGATATACAAGCACAGATTGTTGAGGGTTGGACCAACACATATGAGAAACAACTACTTGAACTAAAAAGTTCAATGGAGTCTCAAAAACAGACTATCATTGATGAATACAACTCTGCATTAGATGTTGTGGATAACAACTTTCAAAGTTATGCTGAATCAAATAAGATAAATCTTGTAAATCTTGATACAAATCAAATAAAAGAACAATATGACAGGTTTGTAGCAACACAAGTTGGTTTGAGCCAAAAACTACAAATACTTGAAGCACAAAAGACTGCAAGACTTGACCAGATAAACAGAACATACCTTCAAGATCAGGAAAGACTATTCAAAGAACAATCTGAAAGAATAAAGGAAATCATTTTAGAATCTACAAACATTGTTCTCTCCACATCAGAATATGGAAGGTATATCAACTATGTTGAGATTAGAACAAAGCAGTTGAAAGCAAATGTTCTTGCTGCTAACAAAGAGACTTATGATAAGATTGAAAAAGAATATTCAAAGAACTTTGACAACTTTGAGAAGTATCAAAAACTAACAAAAGAACTGGCAAAAAGTGTTGGTTCAGAAGCATATGAATCTGAAAAGGGATACTATGAGTTGAGGTCTCAGGATATAGCAAAGTTGAGTGTTGAACAAACCTATCTATATGACCAAAACATTACTGATAGTAAAGAGTTTATACAAACACTTGGACTTCAAAATAGTCAGTTACTGAGTATTGGATCAACATTGAATGCTGTTTCTACATCAACAAATAAGGTTCTTTCTATCTGGACTATAATGGCATCCAGAAAAGATGATGTGAATCAACTTACAGAGACTTTCATAAATCAGGGTAGACAAGTAACAGGTGCAGACCTTACATTACTTGACTATCTTGGAACATTAGAGAGAGTTGGTATGATTACAGGTAAGGAGAATCAAAGTATTTTGAACTTTGGAAAAGCATTGGATAAAGTAAAAGATAGTGTTGATGTGACAAATACTGCTTGGGGATCATCAGTAAAAGTGACAGACCAGGTCAGTAAGAATGTAGGTGAGTTGATTTATCAAGTTCTTGATCTTGGTAGAGCAATAAATAGTGGTGAAACAGGTCAGAACAAGTTTCTATCTGCTATCTATTTGGACAAACTAAACATACTGAAAGATGCTGAAAAGAACATATCTGCTGAAATAGTAACTTCTAACCAAAAGAACCTTGACCAAAATCAAAAGTTTATTGATAGTCAAAAGAGACTAATAACAGCATATGAGGAAACACTAAAAGATAAAAGCCTAAGTCCTATTGATTCTGAAAAATACAAAGTAGAACTTGAAAAGGCACAAGGGGATCTAAAAAAGTTTGAGGAGAACCAAACTAAGTTTATTGAAAAACAAAAGACTCAAAAATCATTTGCTATAAAACCAACTGGTCCAGACCAGATTGGACTTGAACAACTTATCAAGGACTATCCAGAGTTGAATGATAAGATTGTAAAGTTGTTGGAGGACAGATACAAAGCAATGACTAAGATTGAGAATGACTTTTATGAGGAACAGAAGTATGAACTATTTATGTCTTTACAAAAAGGAAACATTACAAAAGAGAAATATGATAAAGATTCTGAGACACTTGAAATAAACCACCAAGAGAATCTACTTTCTATTGATGTTTCTTATGGTAAGAAAGGTCAGGATGCTTTGGCAGCAAATGAAAAGAAAAAAGGTGAAATAATAAAAGCAGAACAGGATAAAGTAAAAGCAAGTAAACAGGATTTTATACAAGAAATGTTGAATCTTGAATCACAACTATCTGCTGGTATTATGGATCTTGTGAATGCTGATTATGAAAGAAGGATTGAAAATCTACAAAGAGAGTATGATATAAGAATAGGTGCTGTTGCAGCAGAAGCAAGGGCATATGAACTATCACTACAAGATAGAACTGCTGCTGAAATACAAGTAGAACAGAAAAAACAAGCATTCAAGGATGAAATGAATCAGTTGGACATTGAAAGACAGAACAAAGAGAGACAACTGAGAATGGAGCAGTTCAATAAACAAAAAGCAGCAGATATAATCCAAGCAGGTATAAATGGTGCTCTTGCTTTTACAAAAGCACTTGCTCTTACAGGTCCATATGCTCTTGCCATTCAGGGTCTTATAGCAACACAAGTAGCAGCACAGATTGGATTCATAGCAGCACAACAACCAGCATTTGCTGATGGTGGTCTTGTTACAGGTCCAGGTGGTCCAAAGGATGACAAAATCTCTGCCAGACTATCAAATGGTGAAAGTGTAATCAATGCCAAATCAACAAAAATGTATGCTCCTGTTTTATCTGCTATAAATCAAGCAGGTGGTGGTAAAGCAATACCATTTGCCAAAGGTGGTCTTGTTACAAACACATCTACTACAATGACTATTGGTGAGAAAGCAATGGTTGTAGATACATCAAGACTTGAACAAGCAATCAATAGGTTGAATGAAAGACCTGTTGAGACTTATGTAAAAGAAAGTAGAATCACAGCAGCACAATCTCAATCTCAGAAAGAGAAAAAGAGAACAAGTTTCTAAAATCTACAAAAAAATAAAAAAATATACTTTGTGATATGGAGAAAAGAATACCTACTTACAGGATTGTAGTAAATCCTGATGATGAAAAGACAGGAGTCTATGCAGTGTCATTGGTTGATGAACCTGCTATTGAAGTTGACTGGATCAAGTTGTCAAAAGAGATACAGGACTTTGAGTTCTCTGTGAATAAGGACAAACAAATGTTGTTTGGACCTTTGCTTATTCCTAACAAACTTATTTTCAGGAGAGATGAAAAAGGTAATGAATACAACATAGTGTTTGATGAGGACACTATTCAAATCATTGCTGATAAATACAATGAGAACAAACTTGGTGATGTTTTCAACTTTCAACATTCTGATAGAAAAGTCCAAGCAGTCTTACTTCAAAACTGGATTACAGGTGAAGTTGATAAGTCAAAGGAGTATGGATTTGAACTACCAAAAGGAACTTGGTTTGGTGGTGTAAAAGTAAAGGATGAGGAGTTCTGGATGAGTGAAGTAAAGACAGAGAAAGTAAAAGGATTCTCTGTTGAAATCATGGCAGGAACTGAACTTATAGAAATGACTGCTGAGGCAGATAAAAATAAAAATGAACAACTTATGGAATATAAGACAAGAGATGGTCTTACATTGACTTGGGAAGGTGATGCTGCTGTTGGAAAAGAAGTATTCTTGGTATTAGAGGATGGAACTAAGGTTTCTGCTGATAATGGAGAATATGAGTTAGAAGATGGAACAAAACTGGTTGTAAGTGAAGGTAAGGTTGCAGAAATCAAACCAGTTGAAGTTGAAGCAGGAAATGATGAGGAAATGGCAGAACCTGTTGCTACTGAAACACCTTCTCAACCAACTGTTGATGTTATGGAGATTGTAAAGCCTATTTTTGAGGAAATGAGAACTATCATAGCAGAGTTGAGTTCAAGAATAGACAAACTTGAAAATGTTGAACCAACAACTGAGGAGGAATCCACATTATCAAAAGTTAGAGAGTTAGAGGATAAAGTTGAAGTTCTTTCTAAAATGGCAGGAGCACCTTCTATCACTAAAACTAAAACTGATAGTGAAATCAAAAGAGAAAACTCTGAGAAACACATTCTTGCAAGAGTTGAGTTCTTGAAAAATCTACAAAAATAGATGATTTTATACTTTGTGTATAAAAATAAAAAAAATAAAAATAAAATATGAATACAAATAGTTTCAAACTAAGTTTCACTGACAACACTGTGTTCTATGGTAAGGATGCTGAGGGATTCTATGCAAAAGCATTATTGACTGGTAAGTCAAAAGAGGAGTTCAAGTTGATACCAAATGTGAAATCAAAAATCAAGTTAGGGCAGTTGAACATTGGAAACATCTTACAAGATGCTGATTGTTCATTCTCATCTACTGGTGAAGGAACATTGGATCAAAAATCTTTTGAGGTTTGTCCAATCAAAATCAACTTAGAGTATTGCCAAAGAACTTTTGAAGTTGATTACTTATCTCAGTTATTGAGACCAGGATCAAACAATGTAGAAGTAATGCCAGCATCTGTTGAGTCATTTCTTTTAGAACAAGCAGCATTGAAAGTATCTGCTGACACAGAACAAATAGTATGGAAAGGTGATTCAGCAACTGCTTCTTATCCACTTTCTTTATGTGATGGTTTACAAAAACAGTTCAAAGCAGATGGTAATGTTATTGACATTACAGCAACTGCTTCTATCACTACTGCAAATGTTATTGCTGAGTTGACAAAAGTATATAATGCTATTCCAGAGCAAATCATTGCTGAGGATGATATGAGAATCTTCTTATCTCCAACTGCTCACAGAGCATACAGACAAGCATTGGCATCTGCTTCATCTGAGGCATATTACATGCAAAACTATGGAGAGTTACACTTCTTAGATGTGAAACTTTCAGTAGCACCAGGTTTGACAGCAAACTATATGGTAGCAGCAAGAAAATCTAACTTACTTTTATTGACTGACTTGATGTCTGACTTTGAGGATGTTCAAATCTTACCACAGAAAAATGTAACTGGTGTTCCAGTTGTAAGAATGATTGGTGAGTTCAAGTTTGGTGTTGGATACATCTATGGTTCAGAAGTAGTTTTCTACTGGAACTAAAAACTAAAACAGATATGGGGTTCTCAATGAACCCCTTTATCATAAAAATAAAAAATACAAAATATGGCAATATGTAATGCATTATCTGCTGGTTTATCAAAGAGTTGTGAAACTAATGCAGGAGGTATAAACAAGATCTATATTACTGATTTTGAAAATGTGACTTCATATACTATTGGTGCTGCTACTGCTCCTCAAACAGGAGACTGGATAGATGCTCTAACATTGAATGGTTCAACAAAGTTCTATGAGTTCCAAACTAACAAAAATGTTTGTAACTTCACTGAATCTGTTGCTATTGATTTGAACAATGGAACTACTTTTTTCAATCAAGTTGTAAGTCTTGTTTTATCAAGGAGAGAAACAACAAAAAGAACTGCTATTGAGAAGTTGGTAGATGGTCAAAAACAACTTTTGATTATTGTTCTTGATTCTAATGGTAACTACTGGTTATTTGGAAAACAAGAAGGTTCATATGTAACTGCTATTGAAGGTGGTTCTGGAACAGCAAAAGCAGATGCTAATGGTTATACTATTACTTTCACAGCAATGGAACCAGATCAAGCATGGGGTGTAGACCCAACTATT